GGCTAAAGTCAGTGAAAGCACCTAAAGTTTTAGGTGATAATGTTACCTGATCAAATGTTGCTTCGCTTTCAGTTGGGGCGCCAGACTCAGCAACCCAGTAAGCAGCTGCACCACCTGTTTGACGGGGAATTGCCAAATTACCGTTCAAGTCTTTTAAGACTGTAGCCATACCAGGCTGCATCATCATTGATTTGTTGCTTAACATATCAATAAAGCTGCCAGACATAAGATCGGTTGCAACAGTGTTGCCACCAGCTGATCCCGTAGTTACATTAAGATCACGTGTCATGCCTTCGTTCATTGCGCGCTTAAGCATATCCACTGGCACCATAATGCCTTGAACGTCTTTACGCATTTTATCACCAGCTGCGCGAGAACATTCAATTTCAAATGCAGCAGCTTCTTGCGCCTTATGGTCACGAGGATTTGCCATTGCATTTAATGCACGAACAAAACTGAATTTGTCCATCTCGCGTTCTGACATACCAATATCAGGCGCTTCAGCTTCGACAGGTTTAACACCACCAAAACGTTCAAGCGCCGCTTCCCGGAATGACTCGACAGATTTACCGTTATCAACAAAGTTGCGTGCTAAATCAGTCATGCCATACTTATCACCAATCGCATTAATTTCATTTACACGATTGCGCTCTTGCTCAACACCTTCAGAGCGAACTTGAGTTACATTTACTTTAGGCGTTTCTTTTACCACCGGGGTTTCTTTTTCGATTGAATCAGACATTGTCCGGTTCTCCTGTTTAGTAGTTTGAATTTCAATTGAATTATCATCGTCAGCCGAACGACCAACACCAACAGTGGCATCAGCAGGAACAGAGACAATGCTTATTTCATACGGCTCCCAATCTGTAACACGATAGCTATCACCTTCATCGCTCTGTTCTTCAAGAACAGCTTTATGAATACGATAACCAACTGAAACCGATTTTCGGATACCATCGACCACATCATTAAAAATTTCTGTCGCTCTCTCGCTTCTTCCAAAGCGAACCATTGCCCGCCCCCGGCGGTCTTTGTCGATAGAAATAGACTCAATTACACCAACATGGTCACGGTGATCATGGTCAACTAGAATCGGCCCACCTTCCTGAAGGCGACCGAGCCTTACAGATGTAGATGAGTGATCAAGTATTTCATTACCGAACCAGCGTTCAACTGGTTCTTCAGAAGAAAACGCTAACTCAGCAGTGCGTGCTTCTTCATTAACATCTTCGCGAATAAAAAAAGCAGTACGCTCTAATGGCTTGCTTTTAATCTTCTGTATTTGCGTCTTTGCTTTCGTCATCATCTTCTTCCTCATTAAACGAAGAACCCGCCTTATCGGCGGGTTCCATTTTTAAATTTCTATTTTTAAGTTCTTTTTCCCAGTCTTCCCATTCATCGAGTATTTCAACAGGATCACCTCCCATTTCTCGAATAACTGACTGGGGACTTTTTAATTTATTATCAAAAGCAATTTGATGTGCTGCTAATTCTTTTTGTGGATCAACCCACTGCCACCGGCGTGGTTGCCAGGTTACATTCTGATAGTTTTCCTCTCTATCTACCTTTAAAGGACGCCCCATTACTTTTAATGAGCCTGCCAACAAAGACATGCTTAACCAATCACGGTAAACAGGCTCACAAAAAGATTCAATCATCCATTCTTGTAATAGCATCCATATAGCGCGCTCTTCAAGCGCACCCTGACGTAGACTTGAAAAGTTAACCCCCTCTAAATCATTTGCAAGTGAGTTATAAGTTACGCCGAGGCCAGAAGATATTCCGCGCAAACAGGCTTTAACAAAATCTTTATAAGCGCTATTTGGGTGCTGTGGATCTATTAAATTAAGTTTGTATCCTTCAGGGGTAACTTCAATCGTGCCACTATCAAAGTCCTGTACAAAGGATCCGTCTTCCTGCTTTTCCATTTGGTTGGATGGATCATTAACAGGCGCCAGCTCATCAGTTCGTTCATAAACAGCAAACTTAGCCGCACTTGCGCGACTTGCTACAAGCTCAGCTTCTTCATAACCGGCAAGCATATTTAAACGCATTAAGCCTGCTGACACCGAGGGGATGCCGCGAGTCTGCCATACCCATTCCGGTAAAAACTCATGATAAATTTCATCAGCGGGGATGCGTGTATAGCGACGACCACCAAACTGGTAATCGTCTGCAGTTTGTTTTGTTGTTAGTAAATAATATGCAACAGGTTGTCGCCACTCATTAAGTTCAACCCCCATCCGAATAACATTACCGTTTTTTAAATCGTGGTTATGTTCAACATCTAATAATTCAGGATCAAGAAACTGCAAAGCAAAACGAAACTTGTTACCATTCCACCCTCTAATTTTACGAACCAAAACTTCGCCATCACGAGAGAGCGTTTCAATAAACAAACGCTGAATAGCTTTCCAGCTAAATTTTCCTGTTACGTCAGCAGAGCCTTGTTTGCCCCATTCTTTCCATCCTGATTTAATTGATTCCGTTGCCAAAACATCTGCTTTACCTTTGGCATCAATAACGCGAGGCTTTAAAATAATCCCTGTGTGTCCAACAACATTTGTTTTAACTAGACTTAAAAAGCGACGAACATAATCGTTATTTTGAGCTTCATGTCGCGCTCGCGCACGTAGTTTTTTTAACCCGTTACGAATATCAACATCAATTGGTTTAGTTGTTGTTGTCCAGCTTGCTGTTAAGTTAGAAACTTGCGCGCTTGTGAAACTACGTTTTTGATGTGCGGCTTTGCTATTGAGTGCGCGCCATGCTGAATTAACGGCTCGCTGTGCAATATTTTTCATTACTCCCATTAGAAACGCACCTGACCTTTGTTAGCTGGAGCATCACCATTGTTGATGCTTTCAGCCTGTAATTCTTGCTTATATAAAATCTTGTAATGATTTTGCCATTTAATAAGCTCTTCGGACGTCATACGGGCAACAGTTGTACCATTAATGGTGTAGCTAATCTGGTCTTTGCTTGCCTTACCAAGAATAGTTGCTTCTAATGCATCAAGCACATTCTTAACATGGCTGGTGTTATCGTAGCCTGTTGATTGAGTCGCAAAGTTAGGCTTAATCTCTAAGCGTGCGCTTCCTGCTGGATAACGCTCCGTTCCTTTGGTTACATACGACTGCCAGTGATAAATTCCTGCGGTATAACCTTTTGAATCATTCGCAGAGATAGAAATTAAATGTGAACCATCACCATTATCTGTTGCTGTTAACGTGATTATTTTGCCCGTCATAACGAGAGCGTAAGTTAATACCCAGCCATCAGCAGGCAAATAATCTGAAAGTGATTTAGTCCACTTAACAGTATTGCCTGCAGTAAAAACGACAGGTTCTTTTGTTGGAATAGTTGCAGTCATAATTACCAGTTGTTTACAAAGCCGCCGCGTTTACGCTTGCGAGAATTTTGTTTTTGATTTTCTTTCGCTTCTGTTTTTTCATCAGTTTGCGAAAACATATCAGCTTGTATTAATTTTTGTTCTAGGTTCTGCCACCATGCTGGTGACTGCGCATGCAGCTTAATACTTCTTGCCGCGTGTAAACTCATAGACTTACAATCAAGAAATTCATTACGAACGCCTGATTTCTTTTGCCACACCATTTTGCCGCGAACACTTCTATGCGGAGCTTTAATTTCTGATGTTATCTGCTCGTAAAAGTCAGCACGAATATCTTGATACCAGTGCATACGACCAGCACCACTACCAAGTAAAGTAATGCGACCATGATCCCCAATCAATAAATCTTTTGCTTTGTATGTGCCGACGATATAAACCTGCAACCCATACTTACTAGCTTTTGTTTTTGTTTTAAAATCTACTTTTCGCGGAGCGCTATATATCTCTCTATTGCCATAATCATTTGATGAACCTTTAACCGCCATAACACCATGGCGCTGCCTTGTTCTTACATAATGATAAACCGCGTCAGACGTTTGACCGTCTGATGAATCAATGGAAACGGCGCTCATATTGATTGTAAAACCCTTCACATGTTTGCGAGGGGTAAATAATAATTTATCAAGCTCATCCCAAACGGGATCTTTAATGTCAACAGTACTTGATTTTGCAGCTATCTCACCGCAATAACTTGTCCAACTTTCTTCATCTCTACCATAGGCATCTATAATAATTGCCAATCGATCATGCTGAACATCGACACCGGCAGTAAGAACAAGACCGCCTTCAGGTATTGTTAACTCCTCATAATCTTCTGCGCGGTCAGCAAGTTCATCCATTGCGGGTGCATTTGATTGATACTCGTAAGGCCGGCCAAGCTTTGAATTTTGAAAAACAATTAAACCAGACTGATCACCTTTCTCTGCATCATGCAAGGCTTCAAGATAATCACGAACAACATCAGCTAAAGACGTACCAGGTATACAAACATAAAGCTCATTAAGCTCTTTGAATCCTATGATACCGCCAGAAACCTCAACTGTTGGAACCCAGCCAAACATTGGATCTTTATCCAATGCCGACTGCTTAACAGTATTAATTATATTTTGTTGCCGTTGGTAATCATCCCAAACCGAACCACAATGAGGACAAGCATAAACTGATGAATCTGGCTTAGCGTGTCCATATACCGGATGCGCCTGACCTTCATCACTTGTAACCCACGTGACATTTTCGAAATCTAAAACATGTTTTTCACCGCAGTCATTACATGCAATAGGTAAAACTCGCTGATCAGATAATTCAATATGTTCTTCAACCCTAGATACTCCTTTTACAGAAGGAGTCCCGCCTAAGACCAACAGCCCATCACGAAAACGCTTTTGTCTTTCTTTAACAAGACGAATAGCATCGCCCTGATCTTTAACGTTATCGCAAGTTTGATCGGGCTCTTCAATAACAACAATCCGAGCAGGCGTTGACTGCACATTACTAATTGAATTTGAACCAGCTAACTTTGCAAAACCACCGGGAAAATTTTTAAACAACGATCTATTCCCAGACTTGCGGCTAGTTGATACATCAATTTTGCTTGATAAAGCAGGTGTTGCTTTTATCGCAGGAGTAAGTTTTTCATCAGAGAACTCACGCGCTGCCCCATCCTTCGGAAACAAAATAACCATTGGGCATGGCTCAACATCAATTTTTTTTCCCACCCAACCAATTAAACCAAACGTCCAACCAATCTGTGCCGCTTTCATTGTTACAACAATGCGAGTTTTTATATCATCTAACGCTGCAAAGATACCCCATAAGTATGGAACGTAGTCAGGATTATAAGGTCCCGGTAACGCAGCGCCTTCTGAAGGTAAGCGATACTCTTCACGCAGCCACTCAAGCGTTGCTCTTTTACGAGGCGGCTCCCACTTCTTCCCCACCCTCAATATCATCTTGCGAAATGTTTTGTGGGTAGCTTGCGATAGCTGTGAAGGCAGAGCCAAGTGATTCATCAATAAAACCCTGTTCAATCTCAATGCTATGTTTGTTTTCTAAATTTGCAATAATTTTATCC